AGGAGAATAGGAGATAAATTATGGCTATATCACGATCACAACTAGTTAAAGAACTAGAGCCAGGATTGAATGCACTATTCGGCCTGGAATATAAAAGGTATGAAAATCAGCATGCTGAGATTTATACTACAGAATCATCTGACAGAGCTTTTGAAGAAGAAGTAATGTTAAGTGGTTTTGCAAACGCACAAGTAAAAGGTGAAGGTTCAGGAGTTTCATTCGATGAAGCACAAGAAACTTTTACAGCTAGATACACTCACGAGACTGTAGCTTTAGCATTCGCGATTACTGAAGAAGCAATCGAGGATAACTTGTATGATAGACTCGCGTCTAGATATACAAAAGCTTTAGCAAGATCTATGAGTAATGCTAAGCAAGTAAAAGCTGTCGAGCCTCTAATTCAAGGTCTTCCTTCAACGGATGGTTTTGATTCAGGTGACGGTGTATCTTTATTTAATACATCACACCCTACAGTGGCTGGAACTTTCCAGAACACACTTTCTACTCAAGCAGACCTTAACGAAACTTCGTTAGAGCAATCTTTGATCGACATCGGTCAAATGACTGACGAAAGAGGTCTTAGAGTTGCAGCAAGAGGAGTGAAAATGATCATTCCTTCTGAGCTTCAGTTTACAGCTGAGAGATTAATGAAATCTCAAGGTAGAACTGGAACAGCTGATAATGACATTAACGCAATTGCGTCTATGGGTATGATTCCTCAAGGATACAGAGTGAACAATTACCTAACTGACACTGATGCGTTTTACATCATTACAGACATTCCTAATGGAATGAAAATGTTCAACAGAGCTCCATTGACAACTGCAATGGAAGGTGACTTCGATACTGGAAACGTTAGATACAAAGCTAGAGAAAGATACTCATTTGGAGTATCAGACCCTAGAGGTATCTTCGGCGTTGAAGGTGCGTAATCAATAAATTTTATGGGGCGACCTTAAAATCGCCCCATTTACAATACAAAAGGTGAGACTTATGAAAAAATTTTTAATACAAATAAATGCGTATGGACACTACTCAAAGTTCGAAGTAGAGTCAGCAGATGATCCGAATTCACTGGAACAATCAATCCTTGACAAACTTGGAGAAAACAGTATAGTTTGGGAAAAAACGGGAATGTTTGGTCCGTTGAATAGAATAACCTATGAGGAGGTTGTTAATGATACAAGACCTATACAAAGCAAAAAGGTCCTTGGAGTTGAAGTGGGAACAGGAGCATCTATCTAATGGTAGATACACTCTTGAAATGGTCCGGATCGATGACAAAGTTAAAGAAGTCATCACAAAGATCAAGCTGGAAGAAGCAGCTATTGCTCACAGACAAAATAGCGTTGAAGGCGCTGCTCCACAAGTTTCTGTAGCTACTTAATAAAAAAGCTACATCGTTGAATAAATCTCATTCACATTACAGGCTCTCTTGCGCTCTACTAAAATCTAGTATATAATTTAATCACTATATAAATTAATTAGAACATAGACCCATATAGTGGACGGCCTAGAGACTATGTTCGGAAACTAGGAGGATATAATTATGGCTTCAACAACGTTTAACGGACCAGTCCGTTCGGAAAAAGGTTTCCAAGTTGCAACTAAAAATGCAACTACGGGAGCAGTAACAACTAGAATGAGTTCAGGTATGCCTGACTTAACTGGTTTATCAATAGCAGATGTGGCAACAGCTAGTAGTCTTACACTAGCAGCAGACACTATTTCTGTAGTAAATTACACAGGTGCAGCAGCTGCAACTTGTACTTTACCAGCGGCAACGCAAGGTACAATTGTAATTTATTGTCAATCAAAAGATACTACAGGTGGAACAGCTACATTAGTTTTTGATGCAGCAGGTTCTGATGTTTGGGCAACTGGTTCAGTAATTGAATCAAGAGGTTCATCAGAAGTTACTTTTGACACTTCAGCAGCAGGTGAAACTAAATTAACTTTCACACCAGCTAACGCAGCAACAAACTTGTTAACTACTGGTGGACAGATAGCTTTTATTTGTTATGAAAAAGGTACATGGCACATTGCAACTAAACTAGCAGCTGAGACTACTCAGACTACTGGTGCATTTGTATTTGCAGCGTAATAATTAATTAACTCGGGGCGCCTGGTAATGCAGGCGTCCTTTAAAAGGAGGACAAAAACATGGCAGACACAGTATTAAATACAACTGTATTTGACGGAGCAAAAAAACTAATCACTCACTACAATGTAGTTTCTGATAACTCTGGAAGCACAACTAAAATAGTTGACGTTTCTGAATTAGCATCAAATAATGGTAAAACTTGCAAAACTGTAAGACTAAACAAAGTTAGTTTTAACGTTTCTGTAACAGCACCAGCAGATGCAATTAGAATGCAATGGGATGCAACAACAGATGTTGTATTTCAAACTTTAGCAGGTGAAATGGAATATGACTATTCATCTTTTGGTGGATTAAAAAACACTGATGCTAGTGGATTCACTGGTGATGTAAATGTTGTTTTACCAGCTTGCACCGCAGGAGATACAGGTACAATTGTTTGTGAATGGATTAAAGTTTACGAATCGTAGGAGTTTAAATGGCTAATACTACTTCGGGAACAACAACGTTCGACAAAACTTTTTCTATTGAAGAAATAATAGAAGATGCTTTCGAACGTATAGGATTAAATTCAGTTGCCGGTTATCAACTTAAATCTGCAAGAAGGTCCCTTAATATTTTATTTCAAGAATGGGGTAATAGAGGTATTCACTATTGGGAAATAGCTGAAACTAATCTCGATTTAATTGAAGGACAGTCAGACTATGATTTTTTTAGAGCTAGTGGTGATGGAACTTCTGCAACAACTACACCTACTAATGGAATATATGGTATGTCCGATGTTCTTGAGGCACAATTAAGGTCTAATAGAACTCAAACTACTCAATCAGATTCACCAATGTCTAAAGTAGACAGATCTACTTATGCAGGTTTTTCAAATAAACTTTCAAAAGGTACACCTAATCAATATTGGGTAGAAAGATTTATTGATAAAGTTAGAATACATATTTACCCAACACCAGATTCTACAAATGCATCTAAAGATATGCATTTTTATTTTATCAAAAGAATTCAAGATGTAGGTGATTATACAAATGCAACTGATGTGCCGTTTAGATTTGTGCCTTGCATGGTATCAGGACTTGCATATTATTTATCACAAAAATATCAACCACAATTAATGCAAGCTATGAAATTAGCTTACGAAGATGAATTAGCTAGAGCATTAGCAGAAGATGGTTCTGCTTCTAGTACATATATAACACCAAAAGCTTATTACCCAGGAACATAATGGCAAAATACTCAACAGGTAAACATGCAAAAGCAATTTCTGATCGATCTGGTATGGAGTTTCCATATAGAGAAATGGTCAGAGAATGGAATGGTGCATTTGTACATGTTTCTGAATTTGAACCAAAACAGCCACAACTAGAACCAAAACCTCTTTCTGCTGATGGCATTGCATTAAGAAACGTTAGAAGTGATAGAACAGAACCAGCTACAACTGTAAGAATACCAAATAATGGTTTTGAAACATATGCAGCAGGGTCCGGGATTATAAATGTATTCTCACCTGGTCATGGATTAACAGATAACACTACTTATAGATTTAGAGGACCCCCAACTACTTCTGCAGGAAGCTCTTTTACTTATGCTAACCCAGAAAGTTTTGATGGTATAGCAGGATCAAATATTGCTAAATCTACAGGATATACAATAAGAACAGGTAGATATAAAAGTGATGCTAGAGATGCATCAAGTGATTACATAACTAGTAATTTTTTCTTTTTTACAGTGGACACAAATACTGCTACAACAGGTAATATAAAAGGAGGAGGATACGGTTGTTCTGTTGGACCCGTAACCATAGAAGCATAATGAACAAAATTTGGAATTGGATAAAAAATATTTTTAAACCTACAAAACAAGATTCTTATCTTGAATTATCTGAAGAAGTAGATGCACCTGTAGAGGAAACTGCGAAACAGAAAAAAATACGTTTAAAACATCAAGGAGATAATAAATAATGGCAGGATTAAGTTACAGTGATTTAGTTACAAATATTAGAAATTACACTGAAACAGATTCTAATGTTTTAACAACAGCTGTTTTAGAAAATATTATTTTAAATGCTCAATATAGAATTATGAGAGATGTGCCGATTGATTCAGATAGAGTTCAACAAACTGGTAATTTAGTTGCAGGACAAGAAACAATAAATGCTCCAGCTGGAGCATTATTTATAAGAGGTGTTCAAGTTTATGATTCAACATCTGCTACAACAGGAGCTAATATTTGGTTAGAAAAAAAAGATGTAACATATTTACAAGAATATGTACCATCAACAGAGTCTTCTAAAAGAGGACAACCTAAATATTATGCTATGTATGGCGGAGCAACAGGAAATACTGATTCAACATCAGGACGTTTATTTTTAGCACCAGTTCCCGATACAACATATAAATTTAGAGTTCATTTTAATAAAATGCCAGCTACTCTAGAATCTAGTAATCAAACTAATTATATTAGTCTTAATTTTCCAAATGGTCTTTTATATTGTTGTTTATCTGAAACTTATGGATATTTAAAAGGCCCAATAGATATGTTGACTTTGTATGAAAATAAATATAAACAGGAGATACAGAAGTTTGCTAACGAGCAAGTTGGTAGAAGACGAAGAGATGACTACACTGATGGTGCTGTTCGTATTCCAGTAAACTCAGCAAACCCGTAGGAGATAAATTATGGCTATATCATCAGCAATTTGTACAAGTTTCAAACAAGAGATTTTAGTTGGAACACATAATTTTACAGCAACAAGTGGTGATACTTTTAAGATAGCTTTATTTACAAGTGATGCATCTTTAGGTGCAGGTACAACTGCTTATTCAACATCAAATGAAATTTCAAACACATCAGGATCTGCATACTCTGCAGGTGGTGCAACATTAACAAGCGTTACGCCAACTACTTCTGGAACAACTGCATTCTGTGACTTTGCAGATGTTAGTTATACTTCAGCATCTTTTACAGCTAATGGTGCATTAATTTATAATGATGATCAATCTGACAAAGCTGTTGCTGTTATAGCATTCGGTGGTGATAAGACAGTATCAAGTGGAACATTCACAATTCAATTTCCAACAGCAGACGCAAGTAACGCAATCATTCGTATAGCGTAAGGAGGATTTCCTTATGGCTACATCAATTTGGGGCGGAGACAACCCCTCAGTTGCATGGAATCAAAACTCATGGCAATCTAACGTTTTAACTGTCGACTTAACAGGCGTATCTGCAACAACTTCACTTGGTGATTTAACAGAGTTTAATGAAACAGGTTGGGGTAGATTAACTTGGAATACAGCTGATTGGGGTGAAGGTGCAGATGAAACAGTAGCTATAAGTGGTGTAGAGGCTACAGCTTCGCCTGGATCTATATCTATTGCAACTACAGTTACTGTTTCTTTAGAAATGGTTGGTGCAAACCACTCCATGACTGCAGAAGTAGGAAGTCTTGATATAGATGCAGAATTAGGAGTTGCTGTAACAGGAGTTGCTGCAACTTTTGCAACTCCAACAATGTCTTATGCCGGGACTTTAGTTGGTTGGGGTAGAGATGCATGGGGAGATAATTCTTGGGGCGAATCTCCAAATGAAATTATAACTTTAGTTGGTCAAGGTTTAACTTCAAGTGTAGGTTCAATAGCTCCTGCAGATGTAATGGGTTTATCTGGTCAAGAAGCTACAACAAATGTTGGCTCAACAACTATTAGATTAGATTCAACACCAGCAATTACAGGACAATCATCTACAATAAATCAAGGCACATTAGGTTTAGAATTTGGTACAGTTGGAGCATTATCAGGAGTAGCTGCTACTTCAGGTTTAGGCACACTAGGTTTAGAATTTGGTCCAGAAGAAATAATTACAGGAGTATCTGCAACAACAAGTGTAGGAACTCTTGAAATTGCAAGTGCAGAATTAATTAATATATCAGGTGTATCAGCATCTACAAGTGTAGGTTCATTTACACTTGAATTTACATATGAAATATCTGGTCAATCTTCTACAACTAATGTTGGCTCTTTATCACCAGCTGATGTAATGGGTTTAACAGGACTTGAAATAACATCAAGTGTAGGAATATTAGGAATTAAATCTTATCAAAATATTGACACTGGTTCAAATACTTCGTATAACACCTCATCAACAGGATCGAATTCTTCTTATTCTGGTCTATCTACAGGATCGGATAGTTCGTATTCAAATGTTGCAACTGGATCAAATACAAGTTATACTGACGCTGCATAGGAGAAAAATTTATGGCATCAACATACACACCTCTTGGTGTAGAACTTCAAGCAACTGGTGAAAATGCCGGTACATGGGGAACAAAAACTAATACCAATTTACAGGTTATTGAACAAATTTCAGGTGGCTACATTGCAAAATCAATAGCAGGTGGTGCACAAACTACAGCTTTAGCTGTTTCTGATGGATCAACTGGTGCAGAACTTGCACACAGAATGATAGAATTTACTGGAACGATCACAGGTAATCAAATAGTTACAATTCCAATTGATGTACAAAACTTTTATATTTTAAGAAATTCAACTTCAGGAGCTTACACAGTACAATTTAAATATGCTTCTGGATCAGGAGATTCATTTACTTTTTCAGCAACAAATAAAGGAGACAAAATTGTATTTGCAACAGCAAACGATGGAACTAATCCTGATATAGATACACTAGCGATTGGAACTGGTATAAGTGATGTTGTTGACGATACATCACCACAATTAGGTGGCAATCTAGATACTAATTCATTTAATATTTCATTTGATGATGCTCATGGCATTACTGATGAGAATGGTAATGAACAAATTATATTTCAAACTACAGCTTCTGCAGTAAATCAATTTGATATTACAAATGCAGCAACTGGTAATGCACCGAGTATATCTGCAACAGGTGGAGATACAAATATTGACGTAGCTATTATTCCAAAAGGAAGTGGTGAAACTAAAGTTGGAACAGGATCTGCAAACGCTACTGTTACATCTAGTGGAGCACATGATTTAATATTAGATACTAACTCAGGAACAAATTCTGGAAATATAACAATTACAGATGGTTCAAACGGTAACATAACTCTTACTCCAAACGGAACTGGAGATGTAGTAGCATCTGCTGATACATTAACAGTTGGTGACTCAGGTGCTGCGGCAACAATAGCTTCAAATGGTGCTGGAACACTTACACTAACAACTGGTGGAGCAACTGATTTAATTTTAAATACAAATGGTGGAACAGATTCTGGAGTAATTCAAATTACAGATGCAGCTAATGGTAATATTGCTATTACACCAAATGGTTCAGGAAACATTGTTCTTGATGGATTAACTTTTCCAAATGCTGATGGATCAGCAGATCAAGTATTAAAAACAAATGGATCAGGTGCTTTATCTTTTACTGATGCATCTGGTGGAACACAATGGCAATCATCTATAAAAACTGCTGACTTTACAGCAGTAGCCGGACAAGGTTTTTGGATTAATACTGCTTCTGGAGATGTAGTAGTAACTTTACCATCTTCTGCTAGTGTTGGAGATATTATAGAACTTGCAGATTATTCAAGATCATGGGGAACTCATTCTGTAACTTTAACTGACAATGGTTTAAATTTTCAAGGCACAGGTTCTTCTGTTCCAGTATATAATGAAAATGGACAGCACGTTGTATTAGTTTATTCTGGTTCAACAAAAGGTTGGATTCCAAAACTAGATAGTGTTGTTGCAGATAAAACTCAAACTATTTTACGTTTTTTAAATCTTGCTGGAGGAGCATCTGGTGGTGCAAACTCTGGTGGTGGCGGAGGTGCTGGAGGTTTAAAACAAGGCACAGGAGTGGTAACCGCAGGAGATGTTTATACTGTAACTGTTGGTGGTGGAGGTGGGGGCGTTAGTCCAAACAATGCTGGTAATAATGGTTCAAGTTCTTCTCTTCGTGCTCAAAAGGGAGGAAAAATTATTTCAGTAACTACAGGTGGCGGAGGTGGAGGTGGTTATAATTCTCCATCAGCAGTAGCTGCAAAAGACGGCGGTTGTGGTGGCGGTAGTTCTGCACCAGGTAGTTCACCAAATGGTTTAGGTACTGCAGGAGAAGGTTTTGATGGTGGTATTGGTGGAACTGGTGGCGGTGGAGGAACTGGAGAAGCTGGTTTTGGAGCACCTTCAGAAAATGGTGGAGATGGTTTAGTATCTGGAATAACAGGAACTGCAAGTAACTTTGGTGGCGGTGGAGGTGGCGCACCGGGAGACGGTGGTGCTGGTGGCGGAACAGATGGTGTTTTACCTTCAGGAAATTCAACTGCTGCAGCTGCAAATACAGGAAGTGGATCTGGTGGAACAGATGGTGGTGGTTCATCTGGAAATGGTGGAAGTGGAGTTGTTATCTTAAGAGTAAGAACAGCGGCTTATCCAGGCACAACAAGTGGTTCTCCAACTGTTACAACAGACGGAGAAGATACAATTATTAAATTTACAGGAAGTGGAACTTACACAGCGTAGGAGATTATTATGGCACATTTTGCAAAAATAGGAACTGGAAGCATAGTTGAAAGAGTCGAGGTGGTACACAATGATATTGCTACAACTGAACAAGCTGGTGCGGATTTTTTAAATAGTATTTACAATACAGCTGACACTTGGATACAGACGTCTTACAATACTTTTGCTGGTGAACATAAATTGGGTGGTACACCTTTTAGAAAAAATTATGCTACTGTTGGTGGAAGATACGATCAAACAAGAGATGCTTTTATTCCAATAAAACCTTATGACAGTTGGACAATAAATGAAGATACTTGTCAATGGGAAGCACCTGTTTCTTATCCTACAGATGGTCAAGTATATAATTGGAATGAAACAGATCAAACTTGGGATTTACGAGAATAATAAAACAAATATATTTTTAGTGGTGTGAAAAAACAATCTTTAGATTTAAAAAATTACATACTTCATTTAGATAATTGGATTCCTCAAAATATTTTAGATGATTCTTTAAAAGAATTAAAAAAAAATAAAACATGGCAAAGACATTTTTATACAAGCACACAGAATTATAATGAATTTGATAAAAATGGTGAAAGAGAACTTGATGTTTGCTATGGAGATGATTTAACTTATATAGAAGAGTTAATGAGATTAACTTGGAAAGCATTAGAAAAATATATTGTTATTGACAAAATAAGTGGACCACAATTTGATGGTTGGAAAGGTTTTTACAAATTAAGATTTAATAGATATAATAAAAATCAAATAATGTCTAAACATTGTGATCACATTCATAGTTTATTTACAGGTGAAAAAAGAGGTATACCAATTTTAAGTATTGTTGGTGTTTTAAATGATGATTATGAAGGTGGAGAATTTATTATGTTTGATGACTATCAAATAAAATTTAAACCTGGAGATGTTATAATATTTCCATCAGTATTTTTATATCCACATTTAGTTAAACCAGTTACAAAAGGAACAAGATATTCATTTGTATCTTGGTGTTATTAATGAAAGATTATAAAATTCATGGACTATTTCCAATTCCTGTTTACATGACAGATATAGGTAGAGAATTTACAGAAAAAGAATTAGAATTTGTAAATGATCAAAAAAATTACTGTGTAAACAACTCAGGTAATATTCATACTAAAGATAATTATATTTTAAATAGACCTGAACTTAAAAATATTAAACAATTTGTGGATGAAGTTTGTCAAAGTTATTTAAATAATGTTGTTTGTCCAAAGAAAGATATAAAAATTTATGTAACTCAGTCTTGGTTAAATTATACGGAAGAAAATGAATTTCATCATAAACATGAACATCCTAATTCATTTGCATCAGGTGTTTTGTATATTGATTCAAACAAAGAAACTGATTTAATAAAATTTTTTAATCCAATATCATATAAACAAATATCCCCTGAAATTAATAAAGATAAATATAACCCATATAATTCTTCTTCTTGGTTTTTTCCGGTAGAAACTGGTGAGATAATAATGTTTCCATCTTCTACAACTCATCAAGTGGATAATAAAAGGGGTTCTAATACTAGAATAAGTCTTGCATTTAATACTTTCCTCAAAGGTAAAATAGGGCCAAATCGAGACTTAGCTGAGTTGATTTTATAAGTAAAGATTGATATAAAACATTGGCGAGTGAGTATTACACCACACATACTCACTTGCTTTATTAAGATTTTTAATAAATAAGGACATATATGTTACAGAAAATAGGTTTTCAACCAGGTATAAATAAACAAATTTCAGAAACCACAGCTGAGGGCCAATGGGTGGATTGTGATAACGTTAGATTTAGATACGGAACACCTGAAAAAATAGGAGGTTGGAAACAACTAGGAACAGATGAATTAACAGGGGCCGCTAGAGGTCTTCATCATTTTGTAAATAGTTTAGGTAGAAAATATGCTATTATAGGAACAAATAGAATTTTATATGCATATTCAGGGGGTATATTTTATGACATACATCCTATTAAATCTACTACAACATTAACAAACGCATTTAGTACAACTAATGGATCTCCTACAGTTACAATAACATTTTCATCAGCACACAATATACAAGAGGACGATATTATTCTTTTAGATAGTTTTACTTCAATAACTAATTCAAATTTTAGTGCTTCTGATTTTGATGATAAAAAATTTATGGTGACATCTGTACCTACAACTACAACTTTAACTATTACAATGCCATCAAACGAATCAGGATCTGGTGCAACAACATCAGGTGGCATTAGAGTTCAACATTACTACACTGTGGGTCCAGCAGTACAAGCAAAAGGATTTGGATATGGATTAGGTTCATGGGGTGGAGAAGCTGCTGGAGCAGTTACAACTACTTTAGATGGTGCAATCAACGATTCTGTAACCACTCTTACTTTAGCGGACGCTTCTTTATTTCCTAGCACTGGAACTAATTTTATTATTATAGGATCAGAAGAAATTTCTTACACTGGAGTTAGTGGTAATACACTAACGGGTTTAACAAGAGGAGTTGCTGGAACAACAGCAGCATCTCATAGTGATGGTGCAACAGTTACAAATTCAACCGATTATGTTGCATGGGGTGAAGCAGCATCTGGAGATTTAATTATTGAACCAGGTATGTGGTCGATTGATAATTTTGGAGACAAAGCAATTTGTTTAATACATAACAACGCTGTTTTTGAATGGGACTCTTCATTATCAAATGCAACGACAACAAGAGCAACAATTATATCAGGCGCACCTACAGCATCAAGACATATGGTTGTATCTACTCCCGATCGTCACTTAGTATTTTATGGTACTGAAACAACTATTGGTGATACGTCAACACAAGACGATATGTTCATTAGGTTCTCGGACCAAGAAGATATAAACACATACACACCTACAGCAACTAATACCGCTGGCACACAGAGATTGGCCGATGGATCACGGATCATAGGAGCAATCAGAGGTAGAGATGCACTTTATGTTTGGACTGATACTGCATTGTTTACTCAACGTTTTGTTGGTCAACCATTTACTTTTGCGTTTGCACAAGTTGGAACTAACTGTGGTTTGGTTGGACAGAATGCATGTGTAGAAGTTGATGGTGCTGCGTATTGGATGTCAGAGAATGGTTTCTTTAGATATGCTGGTAAATTAGAATCATTACCTTGTTTGGTAGAAGATTTTGTTTTTGATGACATCAATCTAGACTCTGGTAATCAAATGGTGTCTGCTGGATTAAATAACTTGTTTGGTGAAGTAATATGGTTTTATCCAACATCTACATCATCAGTTGTAAATAGACAAGTTACATATAATTATTTTGATTCATCACCACAAAGACCTGTATGGACTAATGGAACACTCTCTAGAACTATGTGGAGAGACTCTGCTGTATTTGGAACTCCGCATGCAACAGAATACGATGCAGATACGGATACATCGTTTGATGTGGTTGGAAATACAGAAGGTATAACAACTTATTATGAACATGAAATAGGAACTGACCAAAATAAAAATGGAGTCATAACTGCAATCACTTCAAATATCTCATCAGGAGATTTTGATATTACACAAGCAAGGGCTCAAACGGGTCAACAAACAGGTGTTGCAACATTTAGAGGAGATGGTGAATATTTAATGAAGATAAGAAGATTTGTACCTGACTTTATAAGTCAGACTGGAACAACTCGAGTTACATTACAATTAAAAAATTACCCTAATGATTCGCAATCAAGTTCACCTCTTGGACCATTTGATCTTACAACTTCTACTAAAAAAATAGACACACGTGCAAGAGCAAGAGCAATAGCAATGAAAGTAGAAAATACAGCAAGTAGTCAAAGTTGGAAACTAGGAACTTTTAGATTAGATACACAACCAGATGGAAGAAGATAATGGCAAAAATAGTACAAGTTTTAACAAGAGCTAGTAGAGAATATGATATTACTGTTGCAGAATCTCAAGTTAGAGATTTAGATGCAATTGTAGAAAAATTAAACACAACGTTTCAAGAAGAATTAAAGGATGAAGTAGAAGCACAAAACTTCTTTTTAAATTAATGGCAAATAGTTTTATAAATAAAAAAGTAGATTTAACTACAACAGATTTAACAACATTGTATACAGTGCCTAGTTTTAAGTCATCTGTTATAAGATCATTAATAGTATCTGAGGATGCTGGATCAGGAACTACAATAACAATAACCCTAGTAAATGCTAGTGGCACTATCTTTAATTTATTTAAAGATAAAGCAATAGGGTCTAAAGCAACAACAGAACTTTTAACACAGCCTTTAATTATGGAAGAAAGTGAAGTGTTAAAAGTACAAGCTGCTGAAGCGAATGAGCTGCACGTTATAGCTTCAATATTAGAAATACAGCCACGAGAGGTAACAACATAATGACTGATTTACCAACAATAACACCTGATAAAATAATAGAAAAAATAACAAACAAAAAGACAGGCGAACAATATAAAGATGATAATGAATGGAAAGCTAAAGGTATCTCACCAGATGATATCAGAAAAGATGTTACTTTAGTGATGCCAAGCCTTGATTTATTTGGAGAAACAAAATAGAATAGTAAGATGGCCATAACTAGAACTCAAATCGCAAAACAATTATTAGCAAACGGTGGACGAATAGGACTTAGATCTGGTGGTCCACAAGATCGTGGAGATGAAGCTAAAGGTACAGGTGCTTATGGTGGACCTCCAGGTGGTGGTGCAACACAACGGGACTCTGGAAGAGATTTTGTGACATCATCTGGTTTAACTAGAAGTAGAATTCAAACAGACAGACAAAAAGATTTTGAAAAAAATTTTGAAAAAAATCCTGATGCTTATAAATCTAGCTCTTTTAACTTCCTTGATAAATTTAATCCAATTGTAAACACAGTCGGTCTTGGAATAGCAAAGGTTTTGGATATTCCAACAACTTTAGGTACAGTAGTAGCAAGAGGTATTTTTGGACCAAAAAAAACACGTACGGTTACTTTAATGGATGATAACGATGAAGATGATAACGTGGGCGGTAATCCAGAAGGGCCAGAAATAATTTTATCACCAATGGTAGCTCAAGCACCAAGCATCATGGCACAAGAACCAGAACAAGATACTGAAGATTTAGAAAGTTTAGAAGGTTTAAGACTTAGGTATGCAGCAGAAGGTGGTAGAGCAGGACTAGCAGGAGGTGGCATGCCTTACGAAGGTGGGATCATGGACCTTGAAACAGGAAGACAACAATATTTTTTAGGTAAACTTGTTAAGAAAGTTGGAAGAACAGTCAAGAAGATTGCAAAGTCACCATTAGGTAGGACTGCATTATTAGGTGGATTAGGATATTTAGGAGCTACACAATTTGGTGGACTTAGTGGTTTAAGAGGAACATTACTTGGTCAAGCAGGATCAAAAGTGGGTGAAGCATTTGTTCCTTTTAAGGAAGGTATACTTCCTGCATTAGGTTTAACAAAAGGTGGTGGATCTTTAATGCCAACTGTAACGGGTGGTATTACTCTTGCATCAACAATAGCAGGTGCTTTAACACCTGAACAAGAGGCAGAGGCACAACAAATTTCAGATGAAACAGGAATACCTATAGAAACTATTAGAGCTAATCCTGATGAATATTTAGCAAGAAGATTTAAAGCTGAAGGTGGATCTATGAACGAACCGGTTGCAAAAAAAACAATGCCACTATTAGATATGGATGGTAAAGAAATGGATTTAAGAGCTGAAGGTGGATTCGTTCCAATAGGACGTATGGAAAAAGCAGATGACGTACCTGCAAGATTATCAAAGAATGAGTTTGTATTTACAGCTGATGCTGTTAGAAATGCAGGTGAAGGAGATGTAGACAAAGGTGCAGAAGTTATGTATAACATGATGAAGAACCTCGAATCCGGAGGTGAAGTATCAGAGGAATCGCAAGGATTAGAAGGCGCACGTAAAATGTTTCAAACATCACAAAGACTAGAGGAAGTATTATAATGGCTGTTCAACAATCACAAGT